GTTCCTTTTGGTTACATGGTTCATGTTCCAGCAAGGACTTAAACCGAAAACTCAGATGATTGTGTTATTTTTGGGGATCGTTTTTACCGTTGCGTATGTTCGCAGAGGTTTCAAAATGATTCCGATTGATGACACCTGGAAGAAGATGTGGCTCTGGGAAAGCGAGTATCCCGTGTATTGTGATATACGCGAGGGTGGCTTGTATTTCCCGGAATACGAGACGAACAGGGAATTGTTACCCCTGGATCCGAGGTGCACTGTCAAATGGTATCATGAACCCCAACATAAGTACACAGATCATGTCTGGAATCACCGCGGGGCTGTTGCAGTAGGCCTCGTTTTCGCTGGCAACGTGCCGGTTGTGTGCGCACAATCGAGTAACAACATGAGGGCGGCGATGCAGACTAGACATTTTATTGCCGAATGTGTACCTGATGATTTACCTGCAATGCTGCACACCATGTGTGGGGCACTGGGAAATTTCACCGGCGTTTATAACCAAGGTATTGAGATACACTGCAACAATTCTCTTCTTACGAATGTCACGGAGATTGAATGGATCAATCGATTTGACCCGAAAAAGAGGAATAAGTTGTTGAAAGTGTGGGACCAAGTGAAAGATTATGGCTATTCAGCGAAAGAGACTTTCGTTAACGGATTCATCAAGAGGGAGTTCGTTTATCGCACTTTGAGTGAAGTGTATGGGACCTACGAAGCTGTGAAACCAAGACTGATCCAAGGAGGAAGGGATGCCATTAAGGTGGCACATGGATATTGGTTTTATAACGTAAGCAAAGCGCTGTCAGCTTCATGGAACCGCACCACTGACATATGGTATGCCAGTGGAGCCACTCTTGAGGATTTCACTGCGTGGGCAAACGACGCAAAACAACGCTGGGGAGAAGCCGCGGTGTTCTACTACACTGATTTTAGCAATTACGATGCTACACAAAACATCCATCTGATAAAGGAGGAAACTAAATGGCTGAGGAGTTTGGGGTTCAATGCCACTCACGAATTAGCTGAAAAGTTCCTTGAATCATTGGAGTTTACCAAAGGTGCTGTGTACAGTGCTGGAGAAAAGCTGTTGAACTACACGGTAGAAGGAAGACGCCGTTCTGGTGACTTCCTAACATCGTCGGGCAACACAAGGAGAACTGCGTCATTCGTGCTCTCCTTCCTGAACATGTTCGGGGAATTCTCGCAGCATCAGACAGACTTGGAGCATGGTAACTTTTCAATGGCGGTGCTCGGGGACGACTTGTTTATGGTCGTTCCTCGGTGGTTGGACGAAAAGATGAAGCTGGCCATGAACACATCCAGTGTGTTAGTTGAAGAACTAAAGAAGGCGAAAACTGGAGTGGAATCGGCCATGCTGAGCCATTGGAATGAATCCCAGTTTAAGGAGACCAGCATGGAGGTGTTGGAAACCACTTGGGATAAGATTGTGAACGATACCGGCGACATCGCTAAAGCCTTGAAGGATTATGCTTCAATGTGGGGCATGCGATTGAAAGTCGGGACGGCTCATGATTGGTTCAGTGGGGAGTTCTGTTCAGGTAAATTCTATCCCGTAAATGGAAGCCTGTGGTTCGGGCTGAAACCAGGTAGGATCCTTTCTAAAGTCGGCTGGTTTGTGAACAAAACCGGAGTTAAAGCCGACGAGTACCAAAACTACCTCAAAGGTACTCTGATATCCCTATATCCAAGAGCGAAATTCGTTCCGTTCCTTCGGAAATACATTGATGTGGCTATGGAAACCCTTGAAGGTATCGAAGCCAAGTATTTCTGGGAAGATCGTTACAAGATCAAAGCTGCAGAGGAAGTCGAAATCCCTGAAGCTGATGTTGAGACCTGGGCCGCGTTCTCATCATTTTACAATCTTACAGAGGAACATGAACGAATTTTTGAAGAGCAGCTAAGATATGCGGTTGTAGATGGCGTAGCCATGTTGCAATCGGATGTTTATGAGGCTCTTGTTGAGCGCGAGAAGGATCAGGAGCTTAAATAGTGCACAACCGTAGCGGCCTGTTGAAAACCAATGATTAGATTGAGAACTGAAAAGAAGAAATATGTCACAAAGAAAGCGAAAATTGGGAGGCGCCTCCAGAAACGGCGCAACCGGCAGAAAGAGGAAACAGAGGGGGAGTACGAAGAAGAGTGCACCAGCTGCGAAGGGCATAGTCCGACGCAACAGGGTGCCCCTTCAGAATATTCGCCTGAAGAACCGGGAACTGGTCTCCGACGTGGACAGCGACGGGACAGGTTCCCAACTCTTCGCCGTAAGAATTAACGCAGGCTACAGGAATTGTTTCCCGTGGCTTAGCGTACTCGCTCCGTCATTTGAATCCTACAAGGTGCATAATTTGAGTTTCGAATTTTGTACTTCGGTGGGTACTGACTCGAGCGGCACAGTTGCAATGGCTGTGGAATACGATCCTAGCGATGACCTGCAAGTGACCAAGGCCCAAATGCTAACCTATAAGGATAGTGTGAGGGGCCCCTTGTGGGACTCGTTTAAGATGCGATGCACTCAACAGAAAGGAAAGAAATTCTTCGTTGCAGCTTCGTCAAGTGCGGGTGCTCAAGCCCGACTTGAAGAATACGGAGTTCTGCTGTTGCATATAAATTGTACTACTGTCACAACGGTAGGAGAGTTGTGGATTGATTATGACATTGAGTTCATGACACCTCAACACTCTGATTCCATGGTGGGTGAAGCTGTCGAGTTCACCAGTATGACTACGACCTATCCTTTTTCAGGATGGGCCGATGCAACCAACCAAGAAGAGTATTTGCAAGGGGACAAGATCCTTGAATACGATAACGGTGATCAAGTCCGTTTTACAAAAGATGGATTGTACCTTGTTACCTATTCTATTGATGCTGCTTCCTCATTGTCTGCAGTAGCAGATCCGATCCTAGCTGGAACTGCTGGAATTGTTAGCGACAGTACTTTGACTGTTGTTGATAAATCCGTAGATTCCACGGGAGCGGGGGGAGCTTATTCAGGTATGATCACATGCGTTTTAGATGTGGTCGGAGCTGCTGTGTTTGGTGAAGAGCTGTTCTTCAACATCGCCACCATAACTGGTGGTTCGTTGACCGATGCAGCCTTTACTGTCATTCCAATCGCGAAGAGCCTATACGATTGGTACGTTGCGACTGATTAGTCAAGACGTGAAGCTTTCGGCTTGTACTTGGTAATTAACAGGACCGTGAACGCACTCGTGCTGAG